CATAGCATAGATATATACTTCTCCTCCCATATCTGTCCATCTTTGACAGAAACCAAAATCTTCTCCAAAATAACGTTTAGTTTTAGGATCATGAATAGTATCAAATAGATTCCACATATTATGTTTTTTCTCTTCCTTACCATTAATATAGGTAGGTTGAAATATTTCTAATTCAGGGTAGTGTTTTATCATTTTTTCTAACACTTCTCTTTTAATTAACATACATCCTGTAGGAGCATGAGTTACTTCTATCAATCCTTTTTCGCTATGTATGTTAGTAGCATCTTCTACTTTTAATGGGTAAGTATAACCAGCTCTCGCCAAATCTTTTGCAGAGGTAATAGCGTCTTCTTTAGTTTGTAGTCTTCTCCATATCTTATCCCAATCTAACATCTTCATAGGATAAGGACACGCAATAATATCTTTATCTGCATCTAACATTTTAAATATAGTAGATGATTGAAAGTCTATATCTGAATCTATAAATAATAAATGTGTGTAACCATCCTCATGATTTAAGGTTTCAGCTACACACAAGTTTCTACCTTGAGTAACTAAAGAGGATTTCATCAAAGTAAAACTAACTTGTATTTTTCTCTGCATACAATCTTGTTGAAATTTTAAAACTGATTGAGTGTAATGCATTGAAGTGTCACTATGACAAGGAGTACATACCATAATTTTATATGGTGAATGAGAACCTATATTTATTTCTGTGATGCTCGTATCGTTTTCATTAAACCAAATGGGTTCATTGTTTTGGCCCGGGGCCTTATCACTTTTTTGCATTTATAGCTCCTTGTAAAAATCTTGTCCAAGCTGATCCTATTTTACTCCAGTTGTAATATATATTAGCGTAGTGAGATTGTGATTCTATGTGATTATGTATTTGTGATTCATGTAGTGTGTTAGCAGCAGCTTCAATACCATAACCAAATTTACTAGCTAATCTTTTATAATTGTCATCAAAAGGAATATACATTGGAAACTCTGCACCTGTTTCAAAGATGGCTCCTAAGTTTGTTGTAATACAATACAAACCTCCAGCCATAGCTTCTAATAAAGATATGCAAAAAGTCTCTTCAAAGATACTAGGATACACATACATATTATATTTATGCATATTGTCTGTAATATAATTATTAGGTCTATAACCTAAATAATTTACATTAGGTAATTTTTTTGCTTGTTCATAAAGTTGTGTATAATTATGATCATTTTTTTCAAAAAAATCTTTTCCGTAAACTTCGGTAGATGAATAAACATCTAAAGTAATTAATGGATTCTTAACTAATTGCATAGCACCTAGTAATACACTTAGTCCTCTCCAAGGTGTATTTTGGTGGATAATTCTAATAGGCTGACCTTTTTCATATGGTTTAGCTTTTTGTATTTTTTCAATACCATTTTTAATTACCACACATTTTTCTAATGGTAATCCAAACATCATTCTAAATTTTTCAAAATTCCAATGTGAATTAAATACATACCAATCATATTGTTTGTGATTGTTTTTATCTTTAAACCATGGATGTAAATTAGGTTGATCCCAAGAATTTTTTTGCCAAAGTATATTTACCTTATTAGGATCAATTGGTACTTTACCTGGAACACTTGTACAGATTTGTACTTGGTCTAATAATTTTTTGTCTACGTATTTTTCTAAATAACTAAATTGTAATTCAGTTCCACCCTTAGGTGTTTGATTTCTTATTATCATTTTGTTTATTCATCACTTTCTGCATTAGGTCTAATCCTTTAGGAGAAACCTGAACTGTAACATCTTGTACAATATCGGGTCCTTCTACTTTCTCTTTAAACACTTCGTCTGTTTTAGTATTACGCCACGTGGTTATTGTAGTGCAATCTATTTTTATTAAATTATCCGTTTTCATTCTCTCTGTTTATAAGCGCATAACTAACAAATCCTGTTACTTCATTTGCTGTGTCTGCTTGCATCTTTATAACATCCCCTGCTTCTAAATTCAAGGTGTTAGTTATCATATTTGACATGCTTTTATTAAGCTGCGCATGACCTACTTCTACATTACTGCCTCCAGATTTTTTTAAATATAGATCAGCATCTACGTTTGATGCATCCATGTGACTAGCTTGTACAGTTTTTATAATAGCCACAGCTGATGTAGATATAGTTAATACTGTAGTTAAGTTAGTAGTAGTTAAATCAAATGATTCACTCTTATATTGTATTGTCATGATAAAAAGTAATTAAACGTATCTTGTTCGTTTTTTAAGTCTTGTTGAAAAGAAAAGTTAAGTTGTTGTTTCATAGTGTTTAAAGACTCAAGTATTTGTCTTTGGTTTTCTACTTCATATTCTGGTTTAGGTTCAGGTATATAGTTAGTTATCTTTGCCATTATGCTATATTATAATATTTTCTTACATCTTCTAATGTTGCTGGGTCATTAGGATCATCTTCTGATCTAATAGTATCTAATATACCCTGATCACCTAAAGCATCTAGCATTCCTTTTCTTTGATCTAATAACATTTTTTGTGTATCTGTTAGTCCAACAAACCTATAATCTGGCTGGTTAGGTGTTGGTAAAATATTAGCCCCTGAATCATCAGGAGTTCCATAAGGTGATACAAAACCTTGATCTGAAGTTCCATAAGGAGAACCAAAACCAAAGGCTGCATTGGAATCCATTATACCTCTATCTGCAGTTCCAAACTCATTTATTAAACTAGTATTAAATTGTGGAGATTGTCCAAACTCATTTATTAAACTAGTATTAAATTGTGGAGATTGTCCAAATTCATTATTAATATTAGGTTGAGATGTTACTCCCATCCCTGGAAAAGAATTTATATTAGGTTGTGCTAACTCTTTTATAGTCGTAGCTAAGTCGTTATCTTGTACAGTCGTATTTAAGTTGTTTCTTAAATTACTACCTCTCGCACTATCTACATCTCTCGCAGTGCTAGGCAGGTAACCTTGAGCCAATAATTCATCTATCTTAGCCTGTTGACCTGGAGTAAAATCCACAGTTTTTTTAGTAAAGTTACCAAAACCAATTTGATTAAAACCTCTATCTTTTGCAGCAAATAATTTATCTAATCTATTTTGTTGTCTTTTATCATACATTGCTTTTTCAAATTGTTCTGTACTCATAGGACTTCCATCAGGATTAGTTCTTCCAAGTTTGTCCCCTATAAATTTCATTCCTTTTTTAGAAAAAGCTAAACCAAGACCTGGGATACCCATAGCAAATCCAAGTAGAGACGCTAGTAATTGTCCTATTCCTCCACCTCCTTGTGGGAAAAAAGGTTTTTTAGTGTTACCAAATCTATCAATCTTATTACCACCTAATGTGGTTTGGTTCATTATTTGTTGTTTAAGAGTTGCTCTATCTCTATCGCCTTTTGTTTCAGGAGTTACATTATATGTTTTACCACCAATACGTGTTGTTGCTGCTGGTGCTGTGATTCTATTTTTTGTTCTAGTTGAAGTACCTAATTCTTGAGGACCTCTAGGTGAAGGACTACTAGAACGACTATAACTTCTACTTTGAGCTTTACTTTCCATACCTTGTTTTGAACGATAACTTGGAATACCATTTACAAGTTCACCTGAACCACCTGCTTTTTTAAGCATAGCTGCTTCTTTTGGATTTATATAAGCTAAAAATTCTCCTTTAGGAGCTTTCTTTTTTAAATATGTAATTGCTTTATCTATAGACATTATCTTCTACCATCCGGTTGCGCATCAACTCTAAGTGTACCATATCTCCATGACTCACCTACAGCGTCATTTGAAATTTTAAGAGAAACTAATCTGCCCCTTGCTCTAGTATCTACTTTATCAGTAGAATTTGTAATTGTAAAGGGTCCAAGTGGTGAACTAACCGCTGTATCATCAGGGTAAGAACTTACAAATAATGTAACTGTAGCGTCTCCTCGTAAATATTTAAAATCGGGTATAAATCTTTTAACTGACATAAAGAACTCTCCATCTCCTCTATAATCAACAACTCCTGTTGCCTGACCCAATGCGCTTTTACGAGAGGTAATATCATAGTCTCCCGATTGAATAAATGCATCAATAGATGTTGTGCCTGAACTATTTACTTGGTCATCGCCTACTTCATGAGCATAATATATAGAAGCTCCGTACTTGTTAGTTATACCAGATATTGCAGAGAATGCCGGAGTTGCACTATCAACATAATCTGTGGCATAAGGCACTTGAAAAACACCTTGATCTTGATAAGTTGTTCTATCTAATGATGAAGTTGTAAATACATTTTCTGAATAATTGTATGTAACACATCTATCAATCTGAGTGGAACCTGCTTTAGGATAAAACCAATTTATTTCTGTGTACAAAGAATTAGGAGCAGAATAAATAACGTCTGCCGCATCATAATTTAATCCTAAATTATCTCCATCAGTTGAGTATACAAAATCTTCTACAAGGCATGGTAAAGATTTAACTGTACCATCGTAAACAAAAAAACCACCTTCGCCTGACATCCACCACACAGCTCCATTTGCATATGACATTGCGTGTTGACCAATACATCCACAGTTAGTACCTACTTGTCTAACAGAAAAAGTAAATGGTGGACCAACAAATTGAATTACATACGCAGCTAAATCAGTTGTTACAAAAATATAATCTTTACCTTGTATGGCTGCTCTAATCTCGTTACCGGTATCTAATCTAAATGTACCCGCAGTGTTAGTTGCTGTAGGTGCATATGTATTTAAATCTTCTTGATTAGAAAATCTTACAAACATAGGATCTTGTGTTGATGTGTCACCTATAGTTGTTTCTGTACCTAAATGAAATAAGTGTCTATCTCTATCTGATACAATAGAAATTCTTGTAGCTGTTGGATTGTTTGTCGTGTTAAAATTAGTTGTAGACTGTGAAGCTCTTACAGCTCTTGGACTAGATGCTCCAGCATCCCAAGTAAATGTTTTACCATTAAATATAGTTGCAACTAATACTTCACCAAAATTATCAAGGCTCCAGTTTCCTGGTGCCAGAACCACATTACTTGTAGATCGTTCAGTACCCCAAGTAGAGTTACCCCATAAATAAGTTCCCCAACCATAACCAACTGTTTGAGTAGTAGGTCCAATTATAATGTAAGGATTAATCGTAGCTGCCCCTGTTCCAGATGAAGCACCGGCTACAGCTGCAATTGGAGTTTGAATAGTAAAAGTATTATTAGTAGGCACGGATAATATTTCAAAAGCACCTTCAGTAAAAGTAGTTGAACTCGTAAATCCATTGGGAGTTGAGACACTTGTGAAAGTAATATATCTTCCTACATCTAATCCATGTGATGTTTTATTAACAGTAACAATATTAGAACCTTCAACAGTATCAAATGTTGCTCCAGTAATTGCTGTATCTAAAGGAGTAATGTCATAAAGTGCTTCTCCATAATACAAAAATAAACCTTGAGACGTTCCTATGGCTGTATATTTCTCACCTTTAAAACTACTAAAAGCAAGTTGTCTTCTAGCAGCACCTGGTAAAGTTTCATTAGAAACGGTAAGTTGTTCCCAACCACCTATTTTTTCTGGTAAACCATATCTAAATCTTACAAAGTCTCCGTCTACCCATTCACTTTCAGCACCTGATTCAGTAGCTTGTTTATTAAATCCTGGTTTAAAATTGAGTTTCTGTAACATAACCTAGTATTATATAGGGTTTTTATTATTTTGGTAGTATTATATTCCAATCCAGCTTGGATATCAAATCCTCTAGTCTAACTTTTTTTAAATTATTGTCCTTTAAATACTGAATTAACTCTTCCATATCAACAATAA